CTTTGTCGCTATTGCTTACTTGAAGCTTACGTTACCATTAGTAATCGCAACTAGACCTAAGTAGTCTGCCGCATTACCTAATGAAGAAGCAACGTTTGATAACTCAACATATCCGTATCTAGTCATGAAAGACACAACTGGCTCGAATGATGATGGATCAAGTACAACGCCACTTGACATTAATGGAATATAAGGAGCGTAGAACGCTGGTGCGTCTGATTCGCTTGATCCTTTGTATCCAACTAATACGTCAGTAGAGTCGCCTGCATATGCGTCAACGTATACTTTCATTGCACCGTTCAAAGTACCAACCATTTTAGTGTTTGTTGGAGCTTCAAAAGTACCTTCAGTTGTACGTGCAAATGCACTTGTTGTTGCAGACTGTAGGATAGTTAATGCAAATGGGCTAACCACTGCATAGTTACCTGCGCCACGACGTGTTCTTGCCGCGATATCGTTAGCAACTTTGTTGATCATAACAGCTAATGCCGCATGCTCGTCGCCTACGAATGTTGCAGTTCCTGAAACGCCGTTTTGATCATATGCTTGGCTAGCTGTACCAGCTAGTGAACGCAATGATGCAAGGATCTCTTGATCGATCTCAGCAGTAATTTCTTGGGCTAATGCCGCCATTACTTCTGCTTCGATGTCGATGCCTTGTTGTGCTTGAGCGTCTTGAGCCGCTTCAAAAGTCCAGCGAGCTGATAGCTTTCTGGTTTTTGCTTCGACTGTCTGCTTTAAGATTTGGATTGACAATCTCTTGCCTGCTGTACCTTCTAAAGTAGCGGTTGCATCTGCTTTATCAGTTGAACCTCCACCTGAATATCCAACACCAATCTTAAATGGTGATAGAGCTTCTTCGCCTGCAGTCACATCATCTAATGTGTCTGAGTATCTAACTCTTAATGTGTGGATTTGACCCACTGGACCTGTCATTGGCTGTACACCGACTAATTCGTTGGCGATAACAGTTGGCATAACACGTCTGATTACTGGTAGGATAACTCTGTTAAGAGTTGCAACATTTCCTGCTGAAGATGCACCTGCTGTAGCTGATTCTGCCAAATACCTTTTAGTATTTTCCAGAGTCACGCCCATCACGGCTTTCTTATTGCCTTCTAGGCCTTCAAGAAGTGCAGTCTTAGTATCCTGCCAGCGACTTTCTAATAGTTCTGACATTTTTTTCTCCTTATTTCAATCCTGCAAGTCTTCGAATATCAACTACGTTATCCGTAGCCGACGGGCTTGCATCTATGTCATTAGTTTGTTTATTGCCTGTAATTTGTGTGCCTTCAGTAAGTGTTGCCTTGGTTTCCTTAGCTGGAGTGTTCCCTGCGATAACGCTTGGCATGTACTTGTCAAAAGACTTATTAAGTTTTTCGGTTTGTACAGATTCCAGTAAGTCAGCCATGATTTCCTTTTGCTCACCATTTAATGGTGAAAGGAGTTCATTCATAACTTCTTTTCTTTTAGCTGTGTCTTTTGCAACTCTAATTTCAGCGTCTTTGCTTTCTACTAGTGTTGCTTTATCTTCAGCTACTTTTTTAGCTTCAGCTAATTGTTTATCTTTCAACGTAACTACTTTTAATAGTTTTGCTGTTTCGGACTTCTCATTAAGATAGCTGTTAGTATATTCTGATGCAAAAGATTCAAAAATCTTACGTCCAAAATCATTCTTACGTGCTGTATCAATGTCTTCCTTCAATTGAGTCATTTCTTTATTAAGACCTTTCTCAACTGTTTCAGCAACAATTTTTGTTGCGTCTGTGATAAACTTGGATTTAACTTTAGCTAGATGTGTTTTGGCTTCACGTACTAAACGTACCTTTGATTCAGCCAAGTCTTTTTTATCTTCATAAAACTCTGCGATTTCTTTAGATAGTGAATCAACAACAAAATTCTCAAGTTTGGAAAACTTTCCTGCCATAGCTTTTTGATCTTCATGTAATTCGCCGATCTCTTTGCCTAACTGCCCAACAACAAATTGTTTCATTAGTTCTGCGTTTTCACGCATTGCTACTGCATATTTTGCTCTTGCTTCGGCTAGTTTTTGACGATCATCTGCGAACTCATTAAGTTCTTCTGCAAGTTTTTCTTCTAACATAGTATCAATAGCTTCCACCATTGTTGCTTTGTCATGCTCATACTTTTGAGCGAATTCCTCGCGAAGTTCAGCTGTGGCACTCAAACGATTCTCTTGAATCCTTTGATCCCATGCTTGTTCGATTTCTGCTCTGATTTCTTCGGAAATTGCATTATTTTCAAAGAGTGCTTTCAGTGCATCTAACATTATTTTCTCCTTGTTAGCGGAGACCGTTGATAATGTTCACCAACGATTCCTTTAAGTATTTCTGTGCCTTTTCGTCGCCGTTAAGTTCGCGAGCCATATTCATTGCCTGATAGCCACCACGGCTATTTAATAAGTGTTCGTATATAGGCGTTGGATACGCCCCTGGAGCACTTGGTTGAGCAACGGCATCAACAGTAATAATTTCAAATTCGCTGACCTCGCCGCTTCCATCTTCTTTAACATTTCCAGATCCCCTAGATGAGACACCAATTTTGACGCCGTTATTAATCATTGTCTGAACTAGTTGTCCCATCGGGGTTGGAATTACTTTAAGTTTTCCGTAACCGTTTGGACCATCCATCCACATTTCTGTGATCATATGGCTTACACGATCTAAATTAATATTAAGTCCTTCAGGATGATCAACTTCACCTAGTACACTATATCCACCTTTAATCTGATCGTTGAGCGTGTTGACAGCTCTACCAATTTCAGTTACAGGATATACACGCTGGTTAGCGTTTCTAACACCACCTTGTATGCAGATACCTTTAAGATAAAGGTCTTTTTCACCTTTGTCGTTTTCAGTAGTCTCGACGACCATCTTTGCTTGGTCGAATGATAGTGTTTCAGTTAAGTTTAACATCTAGTTTTCCTTAATCTCAATTAAGAACCAATAGTACTTTTACTATTTGTTCCAGTTTCGCCTGCGCCTTTTTTCTCTGCGCCATGGCCTTTAGCGTTTGCACTCATTGACTTAGAAGCTTTTCCACCTGGTACATTTACGTTACCCATGTTATCTTCTTTAGCCGACATTGCTGAACCTTTTTCACTACCTGTACCGCCTTTTGCGATATTAGCAGTGGATCCACCCATGTCATTTTTACCAGCAACTGGTGATTTAGTGCCGTCTGTTCCAGTATCGCCCATTTTAGGTGTTACTTTCTCTACGTACTCTCTCATTTGCTCTCCAGCAGTTTTAGTGCCTTCGAAAGCTGGTGCTTCGTCTTCTACGCTAAGTTCGGATCCGACATCAAATGCCTCGTCCTTGTCTTCATCACCTTCTGGATCCATATCTGGCATTTCTTCAGCGTCATCTTCGTCGCCTTCTTCGCCATCATTGTCGCCAGCCATCATTTTTTCAAATTCTGACTTAAGGTCATCAAGAGCATCTTCTAGATCAACTACACGGTCTTCGATTTCTTCTTCATCATCGCCGTCCATTTTGTCGTCCATATCACCTTCGTCGCCGTCTGCTTCGATGTCTGACATCATTGCATCTCCAGCGTCACCGCCCATTGGGTCAGCTTCTGGTGTAAATTCTCCGAAGTTTTCATCAACTTCTTCGTCTGTTGTTTCGTCTAAATCTTCATCTGACTCATCAACTTCTTCGTCTGTTGCTTCGTTAGTCTCTTCGTCGTCTGAAGACTCATCTACTTCTTCATCTGACGCTTCATTAGTTTCCTCATCATCTGATGATTCATCTACTTCTTCGTCTTTAACTTCGTCAAGATCTTCTAAATCTGATTCTAGCATCTTTTCATAGATACCACGTGACTTTTCAATAACAAATTCGTGAAACAGTTCATCTGCTCCAGCACGATCGTTATTGACAAGTTTTTCGAGCATTTGCTCTAATTTATTGTCTGCCATTGTTTTCTCC